GTTGACCATACTCTGATAATCGTACTTAGGCATATCTGGATTATGCATCATTTACCTCCTAACCTAGCGTGAAGCTACCTGTACCAGTGACAGGATTGACTTCAAAAAACAGACGTTCCATTAAATTGGCAGGTACAAAGCTAGCGCGGAACAACACATCTCCACTTTCTGGACCAAATCCGATTTCTAAATCGCCGATATTATATTCTCTAAACGCCCTCATGTTAGCCAAAGGTGTCATGACACGCATGTGTACGTCCGCTAAGAACAAATCGTGACCCAATTCATCGTTGACTTCAAATTGTTGATAGCTTTCGCTCCACAAGTCTGTAGCACCCTCTATCACGGCATCAACAGTTTTTCGGATGACGTTGTTACGCAATTCTGGATTAATAACATATCCACTCGGTCTGCCACCAGCTCTAAGTATTCGTGTATCAACTAAGCTGTTAATGTCACGCTCGAGAATTAAAGTGCCATCTTTTTGACGACTAAACACCAACATGCCATTGTTCAACCGCTCACGGATTTCTCTGTCCTCGAGTTCGTTGGCAAGTTCGCTCACATAGCCCATTTCAACATTAGCTTTAGTTTCCATGATGCCTGAGCCTGCTTCCATACTCGCACAAATAAGCGTCATTTCCTCTGTCGTATATGAAATATCTCTAGCATCAATAGCTGTCCCAATACCTTGCGTCATATCCAAAACATCAACGCCTACACTATTAATCAGTCGTCGGTCATTTATGTTGCCAGATATGATTAAATGTTTGGTGTAACCATCTTCACGCATTTTAGAAATTTTTTCAACCACCAAATCTCTGGTTTCGACATCATCCCACTGCCATCCCATGCTGTTCCAAGGTAGCTTTTTGCTTTTGCGGAAAAATTGGGTGACAGCATTATTGAGATTAAATGTGCCAGTTGTTCCACCCTCGAAGTCAAACACAGCGACCTCTTGGTCAAGTAAAATATACTCTTCGATTTCGCCAGTTGTCGGATTAACCCCATCCGTGTGAATAACATCCACAAGCTGACTTTCGGTTAAAGTCATTGGATTAATTGATTTCAAGGCTTGTGAAATTTCGTGCAGGTATGTCACTTGGTGAGTTTCAACAACATCTTCGTCCCACAGAACAACAAACAGAAACACATCTGTTCCATCACTATTTTGCAATCCGTCTGGGTGACGTTGCAGAGCTACTCGAATTTTGTTACCACCCTCGCCAGGATGCTTAGCTTGCATCAAAATTTGTGTGTCTGTAGTGGTGAATTGTGTGACCGTGGCAGAAGCGTTTGTTCCACCAGAATTTGCGTTAAATGCGAGCAATCGATTGGCACGAACAAGTCCCTTATCTAAACAAAGTCGAATATGGCGACTCTTAGCAAAATCTGAAAAGTTGAATCCAACTTTAATTTTACCGTTAGTGCCCATCATATCTTCACGTGTCAAAGGAATAAGGCTGTTCTCTGGCCCATAGTCCAAATCGAAAATGCCAGCCATCGTTCCACGTTCACGCAACATAGAGCTAGTATCACGTTCGCTAGATATTTTAAACTCTGCCCTAGGTCGTGGGTTAGAAAAATCGAACTCGGTTCTGTATCCTAAGTTAGCCATTTACTTCCCTTTCTTTTTTTTAGTTTTGGCTTCGTCAACCCAAACTTCCTCTGAATGCGAAAACGTATCTTCTGTATCGAGCTTCTGGTCATCGCTGACATCGTTAAAGCCAACCTCTGACACAAAAGAACTAATAACAGCTTCAATCTCCGCACTTTCAAGCAGATTTTCAGTTTTTTCGACATCAACCTCTTGAGTCGTCACAGTTTTATCGTTTTTTAACATCGTTTTAAACGAATGTACTCTATTGACGATAGCTTCCATTTCTTCATATTCACTCTCGCTCAATTCAGGGTATTTCTCTGATTTTGAAACAAGCTTAAAAACATTGAATATGAATGTTGCTGTTATCAATTTAGAGTTTTCAGGTATTTCGTCTTTGTTGAAAAAGTTCAAAATAAAGTTAATAGTTTTGCTATAAAAAACATCAAACTTATCAACTTCATCTCTGCTAATTTTACAAATCTTTTTAGTTATTTCATAAAGGTCTTTTTTGCTACTCACTGACAGCCCCCTCTTCGCTTGTTTCTTCATCAGGTTCTGGATATTCTGGATAGAGATACTCTTGTTCAGGAGGTTCTTCTGGATATTCAAAAGGAGGTTCATCAACAGGAAATAAATTAATGTACTCCGTATTATCACTAAAAAAACCATCAGGCAGCTCAGGCTGTCGCCATAGAAGTCGTTTTTTTCGCAAAACATCCATCCGTGATATCCTGTCCTCAAATTTACCTCTAAGCAAATCTAATAGGGAGTTAGGCAGCCCAAATGTAACTTGGACTCCGTCTATTCTAGCAGACGACCGAGTTTGAGCATCCATAGCTCGTTCTGTTGCGTTTTGAGCCAAAATCGCTTTTTCAAACTCATCCGCAATCATCATAGATACCACAGAATATAACGACTGTGGTATCTGATTGCGTTGAGTGAACACAAGAACTGACTGCACAACATACATGACGATATCACGAAACATGTAATCCTGATTTTCAACAGGATTTACCCGTCTTTTGGACATTTCATATATTTTGACAGGCACGTACATGGCTTACTCCTCGGTTTTTTTTCTGTTTTTCCTACCATCTTGCTCAATTGGTTCATCAGAAACGTGAACGACTGGTTCAATTTTAGGAAGATTTTGAATATGAGACCGCTTATTCTCAGAAGTGTATGTGTAACCCTTTTTTTCAAAAGGTTTACACATGATTTCACTTTTCAGGTGAATGACTTTATCGCCTTTTCTCATTTCAATAAGGTTTTGATTTTTCATATCAACACCTCCTAGGCATGGACGTAAATGGCATTTTCACGGTTAGGGATAACAAATGCATCGTAAAGTATACGACCTTCTCCTAACCAACCATTGATCCCGGGCGGATCTTCGTGCAAACGAAGGCTCTCGATTTTCATAGGAGAAACCGCAGCGATTTGGTTTGTCACAATAAACTGTGTTCCTCCAGGAAGCAAGCTACTTGGAACAACGATAATAGGCACCTCATCTACGAAACCTGCTTGGCTTCTGATGCGAAGTTCTTGTTGAAGATGACCAACTTGCGAAAAAGAGCCATCCAAGCGAATAGATTTCAAAAAATTGGTTGACACGAATGCAAAAGTTCCCGCCATCGGCGCTTTTGAATCCATGACATGTGTTATCCCCTCTAGGAAAGCATCGTAAGCGTTTGCAGGTGTAATAATGCCACTTTCGGTTCTACCCGCACCAGCGACGAGTGTCGCTAAACGGTATTGGTCAATTTCAGGAGCAACCACTTCGCGCATCTGCCTATCCAGAGCTACGCCAGCTTCCATTACGAAATTTGTTTCCTCATAGTTGCCACGGTCGATGGTAAACGCAAATGAACGGTCTCGTTCCACAATCAACGGTGTAACCGTAGCAGTTAGTTCTTCAGCAGTGCCATAACGGAATTGACCATTGCGAACGTAGTCATTCATCTCACTCGTTCCCATGGTGTAAACGTTCACGGTTTTAACGCCATCCCATTGGTAGTCATCATTGAAAGCGATTTCGGTAATGCTTTCTTGATAAAAACGTTCAGCGACTCTATCAGAGTATTTACTAGCTAAATCAATCATAGATATTCTCCTTTAAAGATTAAATTTTCTTGAAGTTCTTCTTTTTTGTCGAGGACTCCAAACCTAACATGAAGTCGTCCGTTTTCAGAGAGCCAGAATTTCCAAAGAACCTTGGATTCTCCGCTTGCATAGCCACTCTTATTTTCTCAACTTCTTCTTTAATTCTTGTTTCTGTTTTTTCAGCATGTTCTTTGAAAAAATCAATCAGAAAATCAACCTTTTCTTTGATTTCCATTTCGCTGTTAGAATAGAAGTCCAAGAAATTGATGAAGTCTTTAGGAACATTTTGTTGTTCAAAAACGTTCAGGGTTAGAGATTTGTTTTCAAAGGCTTTAATATCATTCACACGCCTTTTTTCGGATTCCAAAAGCTGTTCTTCGAGCATTTTAACTCGTTTACTTTCGTCATCTTCTTTCTCCATCTTTTCAGCCAATTTCTTTTTAAACTCTTCCTCGGATTGACGCTCCTGTTCCAACTTTTTTTGCTTATCAGCTAAATTAGCCTCATGTGTTTGCAAAGCCTTTGTCACGGCTTTGTCAAAGTCTGATTGCATTTTAGGGTCAGATTTCAACAAATCGTGAAGATTTGTTGGTTTTTCGCCACCAGTAGGAACAGGCTCTTCCTTGCCTTTTCCGGTATCACCTTCTTGGGATTTCACCGAATCGTTTGATGTGCTACTATCACCCAACTCGCTGAAAGTAGATAAGTTCATACCGATAAGCATTTCTTTTTGTTTGTTCAAAGACATGTTTTTCTCCTTACGGCAGTTCTCGCCTGCAATAATATTTTTAGCCCTAAACAGTTCATCGCCCTGTTCAGTTCCGTGTTTATAAATAATATAAGCTTACCGTAGTCACTAATAATTAACGCTACCGAAAACTTATCTCATTATCTTTCTAATTTCGATTCCTCGTTCCTGACCCATGAGCTCCTCTTGTTCTTTTATAAAAGCAAGTATCTCTGGTTCATAAGGGTCAATGCCAGCAATCTCTAATGACTTTTTATGTGGTAAAAAGCCTGTCAAGTAAGCTCTCTGCCCTCTTTCCATTTGAGCGGTTTCATCCTCTGGTTGATTGGGCGGGAATTTTATGCTAACAGTTCGATAATCGAAACTTGTTCCAGTGTTTTTGTTTATGCGTCTCGTTACGATTTTCATTAATCGAGCTGTTGCTTCTCGAGCTATTCTTTCTGTATATGTTTTATACTGCGAAAGAGCAAACATTTTGTAACCAAGGCTTCTGCCCGAAGTGTTGCCGGCAAACTGTTTATCGCTCATATCTGGCGTAAAACACAATGTAACTATTAGCTCTTCAAGGTATTGTAAATACTCGAGCATAGAGCCGAAGTCCAGACTGGGATTCTTGAAATCTAAACCTGCATCGTCATAAGGCAAAAAGAACCATCTTTGGTCGTCTAGCCCACCCATTTCTTGGTCGAACAATGGATTTAAAACTTGCTCCCCATCTTCGTTATAAACCATTCGTTCGTTTTCTGGCGTTAAACCCTTGAAAACTCCACGGAGCTTGCTTCCTTGCCTCGCCATTTGCAAAACACGATACATTAACTCTTCAAAAGCGTCAATGTGCTCAAGCGCTGGTTCGAAAACAGCTATACCGTTCATGTCCTCGAAAGGTATAATCGGCAAGTAGCCCCATTCCAACGCCTTGTACATAACTTTTGTATAATTGCCTTCTAAATCGTACTCAAGGAAAGGCGTTTGCTCGTTAGAGCCATTATACAATCTACGCTCATCCCTGAGTGTCAACTCTAGGAACTGTTCACCTTCCGCATCCGCCCATATCCTTACATAAGCAATGGGTTCAGGATTCGGTGAAAAATCATAAATCACGACAGTGTTTAAAGCATTTCCGGGAGTTACAACTATAAACCCCTTTTCGTCTTGATGGATATGTATATATCCAGCACCAACAACAGAGTAATCATGGATAGCGGTTACAAACGCTTCCTTGTATTGTTCTATCGTGGGCTCAAGATACCACTTATACTCTTCTTGGATTTGTTTCAACTCTTCATTAACAGCATTAAGTTGAGAATCATCCATTCGGGCGGTTGGTTGTTCACCTCTAGGTAACGAAAACTCAAAAATAGGCGGCTTCCCCGCAAAGTGACCTTTTACAATGTTAGCAATATATCTCTCAAAACTGGTTAGGATGCGTTCCGTATCAGACGACATCAGCGTGTTAGCGTCCTCTTTTCTGGAATACCGCTGCATCAACTCTTCTCTATGAGCCAGAACATTTACACAACTTTGTCTCAAAAAAGAAATATCAATGCTTTCCCGATCCTCAAAAAAATCATGATTGTACTGCAGCATGTTTTAAAATCTCCATAAAACGCATTATGCCTATGTTTGTATTATATTTATTTGAAGTATGCACGTCAAATCCTTGTTTTTTGACAAGTAAATTCCCACCAAATTCAACTAAGAAGAGCTTTTTTTGTCAAAAACAACCCAACTTCTGCACGGATGTGGTGGATTTATTATTGGCGGGAAATTTACCCCCCACTGTATTTCGCTTGATTTGAATCTACGTCCTTTAAGTTCACGGCAAGCATCAGTTTGGTTTTCGTCACTTATTCCGTAAAATGTATATCCTCTGTCATCGTATGCGTTGGACAATGCATAACCTATCCCAAAAACCATTATCTGGTCAAGTATGCCGTGCCAACCACCTTTAGAACTTTTAGCTAACAATGCGTTTTGCAAAGCCTTGAGTTCTTTTTGTATGCTCGGCATATTCATCCCAGTAAAGA